TGTTGCCAAGATATTAATGATAAGGGTAGTATGGATACGGGTTCAAAGCTGGTAGATAATAACAGGGTGTCTGACACAGATCACCTAAATATAAATAATAGTAACATATTATTCATCAGCATATAAAAATATTTATCGAATGGCGTCAAATACCCCGGATTATTCACTAGTTAGAAAGCCACATACGCCTATGGCCATGTCGCCCGAGCAGCTTAGGGACTTTGCTGCCTGTGCGGATCCAGTGACTGGGCCCATGACCTTTCTCACTAACCATTTTTATATTCAGCATCCGGTTAAGGGGCGTATGCTGTTTGAGCCGTTTGAATTTCAGATTGATCTAATTGATACATATCACAATTATCAACACAGTATTTGTTTGGTATCACGTCAGATGGGTAAAACCACAGTAGCAGCAGGCTACCTGCTGTGGTACGCCCAATTTGTGCCTGACAGTACTATATTGGTGGCCAGTAACATTTATGCTGGTGCTGCTGAGATCATGACTCGTATACGCTTTGGATATGAAAATGCCCCAAACCATATACGAGCAGGTGTGACCAGCTACAACAAAGGCAGTTTGGAATTTGACAATGGTTCAAGGATCATCAGTCAAACCACTACAGAAAATACTGGTCGTGGTCGCAGTATTAGTTTACTGTACCTGGATGAGTTGGCCTTCGTGCGACCTACTATTGCCCGTGAATTTTGGACGTCCATATCGCCCACACTCAGTACTGGTGGTAAGTCGATTATTACCAGTACTCCTAACAGTGACGAAGATCAGTTTTGGGAAATCTGGACCGAAGCCAACAACACATTTGACGAGTTTGGTAATAGACAAGAACTGGGCATCAATGGGTATAGGGCTTATCGAGCAGTGTGGAGTCAACATCCAGATCGTGATGCGGCTTTGGGCGAACGCGAACGCAACAAGATTGGCCCCGAGCGTTTTGGACGCGAGCACGAGTGTACTCCAATTATATTTGAAGAAACCCTAATCAACCCACTCATGCTTAGAGACATGGAGGGCATAGAGCCCATAGAGCGCCAGGGTCAAATACGTTGGTACAAACAGCCTAAACCAGACTACAGTTATGTGGTAGCACTGGATCCCAGTTTAGGCACTGGCGGCGATGCTGCTGCTATACAAGTAATAGAACTGCCTACACTGCATCAAGTAGCTGAATGGCGGCACAATACCACTATTATACAAAAGCAGATCTCACTTATGGTGGAAATACTCGAGTATCTCAGCACAGTGGTAGATGACCATACTACTGATCTCTACTACAGTATAGAAAACAACACCATAGGTGAAGCTGGCTTGGTAGTTATACAAAACATAGGCGAGGAAAACATCAAAGGCATGTTTTTAACTGAAAGTTCAGCTACTGCCGCACGTAGATACAGACGCGGATTTACTACCACTGCTAAGACCAAGACTGCTGCTTGCGCCAAACTAAAAAGCCTAGTCGAACAGCGTAAACTACGCATCTACAGCAAACCCTTAATCTCAGAATTGAAAAACTTTATAGCACATGGCACTAGTTATGCAGCTAAAATAGGGCAACACGACGACTTGGTCATGTCACTTATACTGGCAATTCGCATGATACAGCGTGTTCAAAAATATGACGTTGATGTTGACGATGCAGTGCGTGATACAATAGATGGCTCTAGGGAACCCATGCCATTTATCTTAGTGACATAAATATATACTATGAGAGACTTAAATAAAATTGCCAGCGGGTTGTTTGACAAAATCCGCACACGTTTTCCATCGGTTAGCATGGGAGACGAAGATGCCAACAACACAGTTGATCCAAAAGAGGGTAGATTTTTCAACTTTGATTTTGTAATTGATCGACAAAATTTTGGTAACATCACTGTCAGCATAAATGAAACTGCGTTAAAAGTATATTTTAATCGCAGCATTACACAGCAGCTGACTCACGAGACCAGACACGTTTGGTATGATTTTTTAAGTAATCTACGGCATTATGCCAAAAGCAATTTGCTAAAATTTGACGCTAGGGATATCAGTCGGGATCATTTGACTATTGCAGATTTAAAAAATACCATTCGCGACAAAGACATCACTTTAGAATCTCGACATGCGCCAGTACGCAGCAAGATTCGTGTAACCCGTGTTACCAAAGAGGGGCGTGATTTTAATCGTATTCGTTCAATCTATGTGGAAAACAGTCAAGGCGAACGTTTCCGTTTGCCTATTAACAGTGAAAGCTATGCTCGCGCCCTAGTTCCGCATTTGGAATCTGGCGGCAATATTTACGATGCCTATGGAACGCATATTCGCAAACTGGTACAAGAAAAACGTGATCTTGAGCGGTTTTCTAGATATGGTCGCCGTGCCGAATACCTTGGCGAAAGTGGCCAAAATTTGGTTGTTGAAGCAGGTCAACGCAGTCGCGATATTGGACGACTACTAAAAAATCTCAATCGTCAGAACTATTATGAAAGCTATTATGCTGAACACTTCAGCGACTATGACGAGCCCTTGGATGAGAATCTAGTTCGACTACGTGAATTATTTGTGCGCCCCACTGTAGATCCCCGGGTAGAAGCAGCCCTTCCACATCTAGGTAGAATGGGTGTAGTTGAGCAATTTGAGCAATGGGTGGAATCGGTAATTGAGGGACAAGTAGAAGACCAACCCAATGATGCGGCCGAAGTTAAATTGCTTAAAGACCTCTTTGCTAGCGAATTACCCTTTGGTGATGATGGCATAAATGCTGTTGCTGCTATACAAGACTTGGTTGGCGGCCAAGAACTTGAAGATCAGCTGCGGGCCGATGCCGAGTTTGATCCTGACGCAGATGCTAGACCCGTAATTTATCGTTGGGTAGAAACCAATTTACCCGACCTTGTAGCTAAAATAGAATACCAACCCCAAGCGGGTTAAATTTGGGTGATTTGGTATTCACGCCCCTTGCTTTCTGCTAAAACTGCTGCTATAATTATTTTAAGCTAAATAGCTTTACATACACTACGGTTGACTCGGCATGGTGCCCGGTTCGTAGCCTATGTACTTTACTAATATAAAATTTAATAAGGACTCTAATTATGGCACTTTCTTTAGCAGACATTCGCGCACGACTACAAGCGCAACAAACACGCAGCGAAAGCGGCGGCAAAATGGACTCAGCAATTTATCCACATTGGAACATCCCAATGGGAACCACAGCAAAATTGCGCTTTCTACCCGACGCAGACACAAATAATCCTTACTTTTGGATTGAGCGTGAAATTATCAAACTACCATTTACCAGCATCAAAGGACAGCAAGTTCAGCGTCCCTTTGAAGTACACGTTCCCTGCATGGAAATGTGGAAAGCCACTTGTCCAGTACTAACTGAGGTTCGCCCTTGGTACAAAGACGAGTCGTTAAAAGAAACAGCAAATCGCTACTGGAAAAAACGCAGTTACCTGTTCCAAGGTTTTGTGCGTGAGAATCCACTAGCCGATGATTCTAATCCTGAAAACCCCATTAGGCGTTTTATTATCTCCAGCCAGATCTACAACATTATCAAAAGCAGTTTGTTGGATCCCGAGCTGGAAGAGCTGCCCACACACTACGAGCGTGGCCTAGACTTCACAGTGGTCAAAACCACCAAGAGTGGCACTGACTATGCTGACTACAACACCAGCAAGTGGAGTCGTAAAGAAACTGCACTGACCAGTGCAGAACTGGCAGCACTTGAGCAGTATGGCCTGTTTAACATGGCCGACTTCTTGCCCAAGCGCCCTGGTCCAGCAGAACTCAAGACCATTGAGGAACTGTTTCATGCCAGTGTCAACGGCGACGATTATGATTCAGATCGTTGGGCTGCTCACTTCAAACCCACAGGTGTTCAGCTGGACGAGTCTGCTGGATCAGCTAGGCCTTACACGCCTCCCTCTGCTCCCGCTGCACCTGCTCCAGTGGTTTCAGCCGCTGTAGATCACGATGTTGATGAAGAGTCAGCAGAGCCCACAGCGCCTGTGCAAGCGCCAGCCAAAGCCAATGTCCAGAAAGCCGACGACATTTTGGCTATGATCCGTAACCGTCAAAAGCAGTAAGCACTACACCGGGGCCTTGAGCCCCGGTTACCCTATGGAGTAATATTGTGACTAAAAAATCAGTAACAAAAATCAGCGACAAAGTCGTTAAAGTATCAGAATCATTCACCGTCAACATGTACGATAATGGCTACATGTTTGAAGTATCGGGGCGAGACAGTGATGGTGATTATAAGGGTGTAAAAATCCTTGCGCCCACAGTAGAACAACTGGTGCTGTTGATCAAAGAAGCCATTGAAATGGAACGGGACGAATAACATGGCAAAACCTTTTGATTTAGCCAAATTTCGTAAAAGCATTACTAAGAGTATTGAAGGTTTAAGTATTGGATTTAACGACCCTACAGACTGGGTTTCTACTGGAAATTACGCCTTAAACTACCTAATTTCAGGTAGTTTTCACCGTGGTGTGCCTATGGGTAAAGTAACGGTGTTTGCTGGCGAAAGTGGTGCCGGAAAGAGCTTTATTTGCAGTGGTAACTTGATTAGACACGCCCAACAACAGGGCATCTACGTTATCCTTATTGACACAGAAAATGCACTAGATGAAGCGTGGTTACAAGCACTTGATGTGGACACCAGTGCCGACAAACTGCTAAAACTCAACATGGCCATGATTGATGATGTGGCCAAAATGATCAGTGAGTTTGTCAAAGAATACAAAATACTGCCAGCAGATGAGCGTCCCAAAGTGTTGTTTGTACTGGACAGTTTAGGTATGTTGCTGACACCCACTGATGTTAATCAATTTGAAGCAGGTGACCTCAAAGGTGACATGGGACGTAAACCCAAAGCACTGACAGCACTAGTTCGTAACTGTGTTAACATGTTTGGTGATTTGAACTTGGGGCTAGTAGCTACTAACCATACTTATGCTAGCCAAGACATGTTTGATCCTGATGACAAAATCTCAGGTGGGCAGGGCTTTATCTATGCGTCTAGTATCGTAGTTGCCATGCGTAAACTCAAGCTGAAAGAGGACGAGGACGGCAACAAGATTTCCGAAGTCAAGGGCATTAGGTCAGCTTGCAAGATCATGAAAACACGTTATGCCAAGCCGTTTGAAAGTGTGCAGATCAAAATCCCTTACGAAACCGGAATGAATCCCCACAGTGGACTGGTAGACCTGTTTGAAGGCAAGGGTTTACTGGCAAAAGACGGCAATAGTCTTAAATATACTATGTCAGACGGCACGGTGATCAAACAGTTTCGCAAAGCCTGGGAACGCAATGAGAATGATGGCCTTACTCGTGTAATGGCCGACTTTGAAGCCAACCCACACCGTGTTGAAACTGCGCCTACTATTAGTGAGGAAACAGAAAATGATTGATGCTGCAATGCTAGTTGAAACTTATTTGTCCATGAAAGAGTATGTGCCCAGCAAGGATCGGCAAGCTGCTGCTGACCAACTACTCAGTTACTTGGTCGACGCTGGCTTGAATGATGAAGAACTGGAAGAAATTGGCAGTACTGACAATTTCCTAAAACGTGCCTTTGACGAAACTGTACTGGGCAATGATCTCAACGGTGATGACGAAGACGATTGATTTATGACATGGTACAGAGCAGTAACACAAGATCTCAGCCAACTACCTAACTTTATTGACTACTATGAACAGGAACTGGAAACCGCTCGATTAGAGTGTGGTACACGAGGAAATTTGGAAAAGAATCTTGCTGCTCTTCCCGGGCTAACTGAACACAGATTTGGCCAGCTTCAAGAGATTGAAGCTGTGCTGAACTATTTAAATATTCAGTTGCGAAAGATTCGACGCACACATTTCCAAAAATATCTAGAAGCTTATAATCGAGCACTGACTAGTCGTGATGCTGAAAAGTATGCCGACGGTGAACAAGAAGTAATTGATTTTGAATGTTTGATCAACGAAGTGGCACTGGTGCGTAATCGCTATTTGTCTGTGATCAAGGCCTTTGAATCCAAAAACTTCATGTTGGGACACATTACCAGGCTAAGAACAGCAGGCATGGAAGATATTAGCCTTAATTAAGTAAATACTAGATGAGAGATTTATTAGACCGATTAGATCAACTGGACGAAGCCAGCATTGCTAATTACCCAATGGGATCACTGTACGCAGTCAGTGACAGTAGCAAAGGGCAAGTACTGAATTCCATACTCCAACAAAATGGAATTGTAACCAGCGAACCAATGGCCAGTGTTGGGCAAGACGAATACGAACCCGACGAAGTTGTTGCTACCATTGGTAATGGTCGTAGCGAACAGGCATTTAGGGACGCTGACGGGCAACTATGGGTACTGAAGGGCAGTTCGGCAGGATTATTTGTACACGCGGGAAAATTAGCCAATAGAGGCGAGATCGCAGAAGGCATCTTAGGTGCTGCTATGTTTGCTAAATTTACCAAGCGGCAGCCTGGTGAAGAAATTGGTGCTGTTGACGCCGGCGATATAACCAACGTATTGGCTAAATTAAAAAGTGTCGGTACAGACGAGTATCAAGTTGAAGTGCAAGACAGCAACAACCGGTATGCCGATTTAGTTACTTTTAGACTGGTGTTGAAAACCAAACCTTATCAGGATCTAATGAATCCTGAAAACCAAGACGCACTAAAAGGCGAGTACAGCAGTGCGGCTGCGTATGTTAACAGTGCACGGGCTGAGCGATATAGCAAATATTTTTACTTGAACGGTCGTGCAGATCAAATTAAAATCATTGCAGATGGTGCTGCAAGCGAAACAGAAAGCAAAGTTGACGTATGGGTTGCTGTCATGGACAAGAATGGCGACACTAAACGACTCAAGTTGAATGCTAGTCTTAAAGCAGGTCCAGTTAAACAGTTTGGACAAGTGGGCGGTAGCGAGTCGGGCTCAATGATAAAACTTTGGAATTACTTTGGTGTTGATGTAACTCCTTGGCTCAAGAAATACGAAGCTGCTCGCGGGGAAGATCAATTTGAGGCGCTGTCCTACATGTACGAAAATGTTGCCTCAGCGTTGGCAAAGGGTTTGAAACGAGCTGATCCCCGACAAGAAGTTGGGTTCGTTGCACACATTGCTGATGCAGTGACATTTTTTGCTACACTAGGCGACCCTAACGTTGAGCTGGTACAGTTTGACAAAGGCGGATTTAAAATATTGCGATTTGGCAATCTGCTAGAAAAATTAAAAACAGTTGACTTGACTGCTACATTCAGTGACAGTAAAGCACGTCCAGAAATCACTATACATGACGTACACAATCCTAAAAAAATATTGATTACCATACGTTCTAAGGTCGAGACCAAAAAAAATGGCGATCTCTATGTGCGTAATATTATTGAAAAAGGCAAACTGTTAGAAGAGCTTACCCAAGTACAAACTACCGCGTGGGAGCCAGCGGGCGAGCCCAATGTCTTAACCGGTAAAAAGGTTGCTATTCGCCCCATTGGTGCCGCACCTAAGCCTAAAAAGGCCGATCTCGGTAGAGAACGTCGTTGACAAAGTAATTTAATCATGTTATAGTCACTTACCCAAAAGGACTAACAACATGATTAAAGTACTAGACGAAATTACGATCCGACGTGTAGGCAACGGCTACTACATCACAGTTCACAGCGAAGACCATCCAGTAGAGATGGTGTTTGACACCCCACGCAAGGCTGTGAGCTTTGTCAAAAAACTGTTGGACAACAGCAACGAACGCCCAGAATAGTGCTACGGTTGACGCCCAATTAAATAGGCGCTATAATACTTGAACTGAAGCACTACTTGGGAAGAACAGCATGGCAAACACAGTAAATCAGCAAGCACTGAAGGCAGCACTGGACCAACTGATCAAGGACGAGGGCACTGATTATGCTGCAGGCTACATGCACAGCATGTTGGTCAGCATGTTAAACGAACTGCCCAAACGTAAACAAAAGGCCGAGCTTGACATGGTATTGCGTCACAATGCCGACTTCAAAGTTACTGTTAAGAGCTTGATGAACGGCAAGGATGTTGAAATTCGCAGGGGCGATCGCGGCACTTGTGTTGACCCCAGCACCGAACGTTTCTGGTCCATGTAAGGAGTTAAATAATGCCTACTCATCTTTATAAAAATCGCCCTAAATGTACAAAGCCCGGTTGCAACAATCTTGCCCATTTGGTAAGAGATTATTATGATGGGACAGCTAACTACCGTAGTGTATGCGGCGTCCATCATACAAAAACATGGCACCCTAGTCTAAGATACAGAAAAAATTATTGCGAAAATCAATCTGGGTTTTTAGGATTTAAATGTACCACCAATATATTCTGGGAAGGAATGCTAGACGTAGACCACATCAATGGCAATCCTTCAGATAATAGTGTAAGTAACCTGCAAACACTATGCAAGTGTTGTCATGCGTATAAAACTAGTAAGTATAAAGATTATGATACACCAGGACGAAAAGCATTAGGGTTAGTATGGTGAACGACGAAACACAATTAACATCCAAAACGGGAAATCCAAATGTTTAAGCAATTGAAGTTAGTGACAAGTCTGGCGGTAACAGTAACGCTGGTTGCTTGTGGCGGTGGCGGCGATATCGATATCGATAGCAGTAGTGTCAGCGTGAATAACCCGCTAAAAAAATACGAGGGGATCTACCAGGATTGTGATAATAACGAAAAGACCATTTATTCCCTCTTGGCCACTGGAACAGATGGATTGAATTTAAATTACTCGCAAGAACTCTACGAGAACTCAAACTGCTCTGGGGAACTTCTTGCATCGTACAAATGGAACGAGCCTGCGCTAATCACATACAAGGATACAATTAGCGCAATGCAAACAACTCAGGGTGCTGTCAATGACTTTCCTTCCTCTGTCACTGTAGATCGTGTAACAGTTCTGACGCGCCCGTCTACGGCGACGCTTACGGGATCCAGGGTAATAGATAACTGCGTAATTTATTGGACTGTTGACAATATGGGTATGCCTGTGGGTAGCAAAATATGCTTTGACCTAATGCGGCAGTCAAGAACAAGTACCGGATCCCTATACCTTACTGCTGACAATCAACGCCTTGTGCAATTCTTACCACACGGAAACGGCGATTTATATTGCGGTCGATTTTTGGCAACGAGTTGGTCATTCAACTGCGTTCACCGTAAAGCGATAGTCGCCAAGTAGTCGAAATATAAGCATTGACAGACAAAAAGGAGTTGAATTGTGAACAAACAAATTATTGAAATGGCCAAACAATGCGGCTATTGGAGTGGCCAGACCATAGAAATGAATGATGTTGGAATTGCAAAGTTCGCCGAGTTGATTGTGAGGGAGTGTACTCAAAAGTTAGAGAATGATGGTATGGTTGAAGTGGCTATGGAAATAAAACAACATTTTGGAGTTGAATAGTGAACGAACGAATTCGTGAACTTGCCGAACAGGCTGGTAGCACACACAAACAGAATCTTGGTGTATATCAATTCTATAAAGATGAATTGGAAAAATTTGCTGAGTTGATTGTGCGAGAATGTTTGGACATTGTGAATAGACACGAGTACAGTTATCACGAAGCTGACCCACTTTGGGAAACTGCTCAATTGATTAAAGAACGGTTTGGAGTTGCGGAATGAACGAACTAATAGAACATATACACGCGACTGGCATCGGCTTGCCAGAAGATCTAACTGATTATCAACTACGCATCCTATGCGAAGTCGTCATTAGATATTGTGATGAACAGGTAAAAGAGCGCCTTTGGGCCGAACCTGGCGATCTCTTAGATCACTTTGAACTAGATCGACTTGACAGTGACGAGGAGGATGAAGAATGAAAATTAGATACAGCACCAATTGGATGGGCCCAGTGTCAATGCAATGGTATAAGGATCGAGGACTTGTTCGCAGCGAAATGCATATTCAAGAAGAAGATTCTAAGTTTACTAATCGTAAGGCCGGTGATACTTATGAAATTGAGTTAATCACTACTCCATATAGTTGTGGTAGGATTGACATTTATGGCACTGATGATCCACATGGTGATGAAATAGGAGTGCCGCCCATGCAGAGTGAGGATTGGTGCAGGTTTAGCGTTTGGCTTGACACTTTTGAAACTGATGCGGCTTGGACATTGGATCAACTAGTAGAACTATACGAACGAGACAACCCCAAGATTAGGTGGGATGAACGATGAATGAACATGCTTTTGACATTGCGTCAGAAGTGCTTGAAGATTATCCAGTAATCAATTCTTGGACTTTTACTAGAACAGAGCTGGCTGAATTCGCTGAGCGAATTGTAAGGGAATGTGCTGAAGTCTGCGATTCGTATGCGATGCCTGATGGCACCAGTATTACAGCACAAATATTATCTATTGCCATTAAACGACGATTTGGGATTGAATGATGCCTAGAATCATACTGAGTTGTGGTGACGAAGTTCATGATCTCCGTCATGCCTATACCATCATGACCAAAGGCCAAGACCGGTATGGCGCTCGAGCCATTGTGTACCGGACCGTGTGTGGGCCGTGCGAAGAGGAGTATCGTAGGGCCGGAGAAATTTTTGACTTTGAAGAAGTAGCGCAGCTATGGGCAAGCAAGCACGACGGTTGACGCCCAATTAAATGGGCGCTATAATACTTGAACTGAAACGCTGTTTAGGAGATTGGTAATGATGTATGCTACTACTGACATCGCTGGAATCCACGCTGTTGCCACTGCTCGCGCACAGACCAAAGCCGCTGAACTGCACGCCCAGTATGGACAAGCCTGGCCCTGCGGTTTCGCTTGGGTCAACGTCGCAGGCATCAAGTTGAACACCAAGGTGGGCAAAGAGTTTGCTCGGTTGGGCTTCCGCAAGGCTTACGGCTACAAGAACACTGTCCAACTTTGGAATCCCAGCGGTCACCCCACGCAGAACATGGACGTTAAGGAAGAAGCTGCCGAAGCCTACGCTGAAGTGTTTCGTGCGGCCGGCTACGAGGCGTTTGCTGGCTCGCGTATGGACTAAGGTTGACGCCCAATTAAATGGGCGCTATACTAACGACATGGCAACACAGGAGCAGAAAATGGGTTATAAAGTGTTAGCAGACCGCGCTGAAATGGACCAGATGCGTACCAAGTACGGTCCACGCGAGGGCTTGGAAGGTCCTTTTAACTTTTTTGGCCGAGTGTTGTATTACGACAACAAAGAAGGGCTGTACTATGATCCACGTAGCGATTTCTACGTGGAAGATAGCGAGATGGACGTTATCCATCGCCAGATGTTGAACACAATTTGCGGTTGACGCCCCATTTAATGGGCGCTATAATATTGAAACTGAAGCACAAGGAGCACAACTTGATCCCAAAGTATACACTAGACTCGCTTACACGCTATGTTGAACATGGCATCCCGCCCGGTAGTTTTCTCTGTGCGGTGCTGGAAAACAACTTGTTTTCGGCCGTTAATCGTGCAGATCGGGACAACCTTGCGGCATTGCCTGAGATTGTTAAATACATTTACAACGAAGTCCCTAGCGGTGCTTGGGGCAATTCAAAATCTGTTTCTGACTACATTG